TCTAAACCTGTTTCAGTAAACGTAAGCGTGTCAACTGGAATAAAGATAACAGACTTAATACCACCTATTGAACCAGCGCAAACTCTATCGTTGAAACCTTGTGTTAAATTGCACATATTTTTCTAAGTTTTATAAAGGGGTATTGCTACCCCTTAGTTGGTTAATATTAAACGCTTGGTGAACCAGTTAATTCAAATACTCCGATTTGATTCAAGAAAGGCACTTGAGTACCCGCTCTGAATTTAGAACGTAAGTACAACTTATCGTCATCTTGTGAGTACCACAACTCGAAGTTATCGAAGTCACTTGACAAATCAGTTCCGAAAATAAACTCCGATTTTTTACCGAAGTAGAAAGAGTTAGTTCCGTTCAATCCTGGCACTGCTTCAATCGTTTTTGTTGTACCAAACAAGAATTGCGTAAATGCATCTTCGTCAACTCCTTTTGCGTACAAGTTCAAGTTAATCATGTTACGTCTTAACTTCGTCAATGTCTCAACACCACAAAAGAAAGTAGCATCAGGATTTTCCGTCAAGTCAGCATTAACCGCTTGCATAGCTTCGTAAGCATCCATAAATGCTTCGTAAGTGTTAGCTACCGTTAACGATGCTAAAGAACCCGTATTCAAGTCGATACAACCGTTAGCAACTGTTAAGAATTGTGTGAATCCGTTAATCCATTGTAGGTTACCCGTTCCTGTGGACTTGTTACCTCTCCAAATCAATTTATCTAATTCTCTTGCGTGTAATTTCAACAAGTAGTCAGTGATTTGCGCTTCAAAAGGTAATTGTTTATCTTCCGCCATTGCACCAGCTTGTAATGCTAACTGAGTCCAAAGACCTTCTAAGTCAGAGTTACAAAACCCTTTCATGAATCCGATTTTCTCAACTTGGATATTTCTATCCGTGAAAACCGTGTCTCCGTTTGGTGTCATTTCGCAGTCACCAGCTTGGTAAACGATTGAATCATCTAACAACTTCAAAGCTTCAGAGCCTTTGATTCCTGTTTGAGTTGCGATTAATTGAAGCGTTCTAGCCTCAGATACTTGACGTGTTAACAATACGTCTTTTTGTTCGTCAACATACGGTGCTAAATCTGAAACATCGTAGTCGAATTTTGTTTTAATAAAAGATTTTAAGCTCATCTTATTTTCTTTTTAAGTTTTTCAATAGTAAATTTTGTTTAGCTGTCAGGTTGCTATCCTCCCCTTGACGGTTAAATTTTTGATTTTCTTTTTCAGGATTTGAAGGTAATTTCTTGAACGCTTCAAACTCCTCTTTCAATGATTTGTGTTCTGCTGACATCGACTCGAATGCGCTTGTAATTGATTCAAACCCTTTTGAGAATGTATCTAATACTTCGCTCATTTTAGCGTTAACGATTTCGTTTACTTTGTCTGCTGACATTTGTTCAGGTTGTGGGTCTGCATTCATTTCAGCTTCAACAATTTCAGTAACGATTCCGTCTTCATCTGTAATGATTGTACGCCCGTCTTCAATGTTGTGTGTTCCAGCAAATACGGGTACTCGGTTTTCTCCGTCAACAACAAAAATAGGTGTGCCTACCATCAACTCCCCTTCCCACTCGATAACCGTTCCATCTGTTAACGTTGCTGTTTCAAATTTAGCTTCTTCGATTGGTGGCTCAGGTGCTGAAAATTTCGCTTTTAACTCTTTCATTAAGTTTGCGATTGTTTCTAATTGTTTATTCATTTTAACAAGTTTTTCAAGTCTTCAATGACTTGGGTTAAGAATTCGTTTTCGGTTTCCTTCATTAGTTCTTCAATTACAAAATCTCCTTCGATTGAAAATCCCGTTAACTCTCCGTTTTTAGCACGTTCATAAACTTCTTTATCTAAAATCTTATAGCTTACTAATAGCGAGCCGTCCGATTCGTCCTTAAAGCGTTCAGGTGCTGTAAAACCTTTCTCATTGTCGATTTGGTAAAGCATAACCATAAAGGCGTTATTTACCACATCTTTTGATTTGTGTTCTACGTTGAGGTTGTTAAAGTTTCCTTTTCGAGCGTAATCAACGACAATATCTGAAATAGCTTGTTTGTCGAATACAACATAAAATTCCTCATTACCTTGTTTGCGATAAATTGGAAAATCTGCTGAAATTGCAACACCCGTTACTATTTGTTTCTCGTCGTTAAATTCGTATCTTTGAACTTTGGAAAACGTTTGAAAAGATTTCTCATGTGCTGGATTAGACACCAAAGAGTTAAAAGACACCGTTGTATTGGGGTTTTCTAAATCAATGCTAATTCTGTATATAGGTAAATCCTTTCTCATTGATGCAAATGTTATAAGTATTTTCGATATGGCAAAAAAAAATATAAATATTTTCTATCCTTTCAAAAAAGGGAGTGATAAAACGGATTTAAACGCTTCAATTAAGTTGATTAAACGTGAATATCCCGATGCAACTATTTACATTGACGACAACGATTATAGCACAATTAGAGGGGTTGACGTTGCACATAAAGTAATCAACTATGCACGTGAAAATAAAGGACGTTTCTTGTATATGAATGATGACTTTTTAGTTGTCAAACAACCACACAAAGCAATGTATTGTGGGGAGTTGAAAGTAAATCCTAAGCACCCTATAAGCTATCAAGTAGCAAGTCAAAATACTATTGATTTTCTTAATAGTTGTGGTAAGCCTTTAAAGAATTTTGAAACGCATTCGCCCGTTTGGTTTGATTGTGAAAAGGTTATTGAACTATTTGACCAGATTACTTGGAAAAATGATAACTTCTTTATCAAATCACTATACTTGAATTATTATGAATTGATAGGTTTTGAGGGTGCTAACGTAAAGATCCACCAAACAAACGTAGCACTTGCACAAAGCCACCTAAAAAAATACGGTTGCGTTTCGTTAGGTGACGGTTTCGATATTAATAGCTTGAAGTCGCTTCTTGAACTCTAACTCTATTCTGAATTTTAGTAATGTCAGATTCCAACACCACAACCTTAGTAGTTTGTTGAGTTGGTAAATTAGCACCCGTTAAATTCGTTTCGTTCGTTTGATTTGATTGCTGTGTGAAACTACTCGCAGTCGCACCAGTTGAAGGTGCGCCACTACTTGAAGGAATTTCCCCACCGTCAAATGTAGTAGCTTTAATTGCTTGTGCATTAGCGATACCCGTTGCAAGCGCAAAAGCTGAAAATGGTAAACCGAAAGTAGTAGGACTCGCTAAAACAGATTTAACAATCGCTCCAGCAGTATCTATTGCAACTTGTGCTAATCTCATTTTCTTTTCCCTCTCAAACATTCTTTGTTTGATAGCTTTTTCAGCTTCAGAATTTTTCTCAACTTTTTTTAACGCTTCATTGTCTTGAACATTTTTTAAATTATTAAAAGCTCCAAAAGTATTCAATGCACCTTGCGCTACTTCAATAACTTTTTCAATGTTTTTTATTATTTGAAGTGTTTTTTCGGCATCAATCTTTTTTTGTTCTTCGGCTATAGCTTTGTCAATAGCTATTTTTTCTTTACCATACTCTAAATTAATATCATTAATTTCATTTAGCTTAGCCGTTTCTAAAATTGCAAGTTGTTCTGCATCTCCTTTCGCTAGTTCTTCGAGTGTAAAATATTTATCTTTTACATCTTGGATTTCATTTTCTTGTGCTGTTAATAAACGCCTTCTATTTTCTTCGCTTATTATTTCCAACTGATTCAAATATTCTTCTTCAGCTTCTTTTTTTAATTTGTTGATTTCATTTTTTTGATTCAATACAGCATCGCTTTCAATCTTTGCATATTTTTCGTTTATTTCTGCAATTTCTAACTGTTGTTTTGCTATCAACTCTTTATCACTTTGTCCAGCTTCATCTGCTTTTGCATACAATTCTTGGTACTTATTATCTAAGGCTTGTAACTCTTTCTCTTTAGCATCTGTAATTTTTGATTGTCTTTCAGCTTCGATTGCGTCAAAGTATTCAGTGAGCTTTTTATTATAGTCTTGTTCAGCTTTTAACCTATCTTCATTTGCTTTTTTAGCGTTATCTAAACGTTCTTTATCAATGTTAGCCTTGTTTATATCTAATTGGTTTTCTGCATCTAAAATAGCATCTTTTGTTTCTTGAATTGATTTCTTTGTTTCTGCAATAAGCTCATCATTTACTCCCATTGCGTTGGTAGCTTTTAATATACGCTCATTTAATTCAAGTTCTTTTAATAGTTCTTTTTGAAATTTAATAGAATTTTTTAAACGCTTCTCTACCAAAGCATCCGAACTTTTACCTTGTGCTTCAAGTAGTGCAATTTGTCGACCTAATGATTTGTCTTCTGCATTGTAAGCATCTTCTTTAGCTTTGCGTTGTTCAGCTTGTTTAGCGAGGGATTTATCAACACGTTTCATATTAGCTTCGTGTCTTGCTTTTTGGTCTCGTTCTGTTTTACTATCAATAACATTAAAGTATTCAAGTGCTTTAATTGCACCATAAACAACACCAATAAATGGAAAGAAAATACCTATTAAAACCTTAACCGCAACACCTAAATTATCAAAGTAATCGTAAGCCTTTAGAACATAACCACTCATTTTCTGAACAACCGCTGTTACTTTGTCGAAATTTGCTATTAACGTACCAATTAGAACAATTATAGCACCGATTCCCGTAGCAATTAACGCACCTCTAAGTAGTTTCATAGCCGTAGTTGTGCCTAAAGTTGCCGTAGTTAAACCACCTTCAGCTCCAGCCATTGCCGTAGTAGTAGCAATTGACCCCGTTAAGATAAAGTTTTTAGCTTTTTCAAGTCCGATTCGTAGCTGTAAACCGAGTATTTGGTCTTTTTGTAGGTTACGTGCAACCACATTTACAGCATTTACAACCCCTTGAACGGCTTGTAATTTAACCATAGTTTTTACTAAGTCCTCATTCTCAACACCAGTTAAAGCAATTGCACTTTGCAAACCTTGGAAAACCGCTGCACCCGTTTCAATTCCTTGTAAAGCTGTATCAAGTTTAACGGTGTCCGAAGATAAAGCCGTTGTTTGATTTCTCAAATCCCCTAATCGGTCGGTTAATTCCGCAGCCGAATTGATAGCACGTTGACCAATTGGAGAAGATTCCCCAGCTTGTAAAGCAATGGTTTGGTATTCACGAATCAACTTGCTTTGTTGACGAATTGTAAGGTTACCTTCTTTTAGCTTCTTGTCTAAGTCATCAAGATTCTTTTCAAAGGTATCAATCCCTTTACCACTTTCTAAGGTGGTTTGCGTGTATTTAATTGATTTGTTTAAATTATCAACTGATTTGTCAAAGTCGTTAATATCTTCAATTGAATTTCCCGTGTTAACTCGTAGGTTAAATATTGCTTCTGTACTCATATCTTAATTAATTCAACTGTTGTATTAACATTCTGTTGTGCATCATATTCACTAATCTTTTGAATGTAGAACTTAACACCGTCAATTAGTTTTATCGTTCGTAAATTTAAACGGTTTACATCTAATGGCAATAACCACATTTGACATTCAATCTGTTTGCCAAATTTATTGACTATCCTTGTTATTGATTGCTCGTGGTAAGAATACAAGTTATCATTTGGATAGGTTGTAACGGTATAATACACTTTATCAGGAACACCGAATAATAAATCAAACGTTGCATTATCTCGAATGTTTGTGTGACCGATAAACGGGTAACTTGTGTTTTCGTCAGGATCTCCATTTTCGTCAATGTGAATCCAATTACCAGCAGTCAAAGCACCACGAAAGCAAATGTATGGACTGCCTTTGAAAGGCTTTACAACTCCATTATCTATTGCAATATTTGACGGCATAACTAAACCCGTTACTTCATCGTTAAGGTTTGGAACGTCAACCAAACATTTGGCGCTAAATGGTAACTCGATTAGTGTAGTTTCGTTGTTGTATTGTGATTGACTATCAATATTGAAAGCACCGTATTTTTTATTTGTTTCAGTTGTGTATCTAGTGTTCCAATAGTCGCTATCGTCTTTAAATTTCAGTAGGTAGTTACGTGTTGCGAAGTTGATTGTAGGAGTAACAATTACGTCCTCGCTAAAATCTATTTTCTTGGTCCAATCGTCTGAACTATCAATATAGAAATCGTCTAATGTTTCAATCTCTAATATTGTAGGGTCGTTCTCGTTTGGATTGACGTACAAGTTAAGCATGTTAATCACTCCCTTAAAGAATACATCTCCAGTCATGTCAGGAAGAAACGCACTAAGATAAACTGTACCACCGTCTGTAAGTTGTTGAGGTTGTTTTTGTAGGTTTATGTTTACCGTATCGCTTTCAATAGTAGTAGTTACCGTTGCGCTATTCATTCCCGTTCTTGTAAACGTGGTATCGTTTAAAATAAACGTAACACCAAAAGTCAATACATCGTTTACCTCAATGTTAATTTGTCGCTTGTAATCAAATGTAAATGTAGTTGCTGTTGTTTCGCTTGTGATTGCGCCCGTATAGATTAAATCATTTGAAATTAACGAACCATTTTTTAACACGACTAAAGCCAAATTATAAGAACCGTCAACGGTATAAGCACCACTTCCATTTCCAACTATATCAATGTTTAAATCGTGGTCACCATTGTATTGAACTTCATAAAGTCCCCTCGATTTTGCACGTATTGTTAAAGGTACACCCGTAACAACTTGCGTTAATAAATCCTGTGTAATTGTAGCATCAATAAACGTACTGAAATTATTTACAAACGTATTTAGCAAGCCTATTGGTTGGTCTAAGTCACGAACTAAATTGATAGTTCTATTGATTATAAACCCGTCCCCTTTGTTATCTTCAGTTCCAAACACACTATCATCATCCGCTTGTTCTTGTGTAATACTTGGAAGTTCCCCACCACCGTAACAAAGCAACATTCTTTTAACTCGTTCGGTTTCTAAAATGTCAGAATCCCACGTTATACCTACTCTTTGAAACAACTTTAATAA